TTATTAAACACTTATTTCTCCGAATGGGTTGTGCTCGGAGAAGTCCAAGACAGAAATCTCACCCTTAAAGTCTTCATTATTTACATTTGGTAAAATTGTGTTAAGCTTATATGATTGCAGAATAATACCAGCTGGGTTATATTCTTGTAGTAACGCTCTTGATCCATCTTGTAGCAGTAAGTTAAACGCGTTTATATCGGCAGATTTATCAGCTGCAATTCCATCAATCTCTGATACCCCTGTATCAAAGGTCTCAGAAGAGTACTGCATTAACTCACATTCCATCTTGTAAACGTACAGCTTACCAACTTGGAAGAATGGATCGGTTGCATCTACTTTCTTAATTTCAAAGAATGCTTTGGTCAATGGGAAGTAAATTATATCACCTTCAGCCGGTCTGGTTGTTAATACCGCATCACCAGATCTTGCAATTACCTCATCCCATCTTCTTCTGGCTACAACAAAGGTAGCTGTATCTCTGATCTCGACCCCAAACTTAGTCATTAGATCCCCATCACCTTCAAACCCGGTGACGTTCTGCATGTACATCTCTAATGGGTATGCAGATGAGTACTTGTTAAGTACATCTTCACCCAAAATCATATCCTCATTCATAGCATGACGAGGTAAGTAATAGGTATCAAACCCGTATATCTTCAGGCACTCTATTATAAGATCTTCCATAAGCAATTGCTCAGAAGATCTGCCTCCAGGTATACCAGATTGAAAATAAAAGTTGGTTGCCATTATTCGGAATATCCACGTGGATTAGTTGTTGCCTTGATGGTATAATCCATAGGTGGGCTGATGAGATAAGCTATAAACATTATCAACCTGTAAAGAAGTCCACAGGGAGTTCGTAAGTAGATTTAACTTCATCTCTTAACTCTTTGATCTCTTCTACAGCTTCATCAAAGATCTTTTGACCATTCAACGTTACACCACCTGGTAATAGAACGCCTTCGAACTTCTTAAGATTAACACCCCATTGACGTTTAATCAATGCAGTAGCGTATCTCTTTAAGAAACCATCGTTGTATACATCGGTATAAGTATCAGGATCCAGAGTACTAAATGCTTCTATAATGATATAGTCACCGATTGCTAGATCACCACCATCACCCCAGGTTAAGTCAATATACAACCTGTTCATATGACGATTAAACCTAATAGGCTTTTGTCCAGTCATTAAATCGTTAATCAAATTAATATGCATCTTTAACATTGTATAATACTGAATATCGGTATTTGTTAAAGATTGAATATTGTTAAGTAACAACTGATACTTAGCATCAAAGAAGCTGATACTGTTTGATCTACTTGATAGAGGTAAGGTCCTTACAACACTTAATACAGAATCATTTAGGGTAACGTATTTGTTGTCAAAGTTACCAAGCGTCATTGAGGATACAACTGCAGAAGTGCCTGAGCTTGCACCTGTTATTGTTTCTCCAGCAGTAAATGTTCCAGCGGTATTCTTTGTATATACTTTGTTAGCAGCAAAGGCGGCATGAACAAAGGTAGTAGCGCCAGAGGTTGCGCCAGTTATCTTTTCGCCAATTGAAAAACTACCAGCATTAACGCCTACAATCTGTAAGGTAGATGCAGTAATTTGTTCTTTAAGATAAACAGATTCAACAGCATCATAATGGAAGTCTCTGTAGTATTGAATAGCCTCATCGATTCGATCTTCTAATTGGTCATCATCCACATTGATCTCCAATACTGGAAATCCAAGTGAACGAAGGCAATAATCAATAAGGTTTTGTCTGGATGAAGGTGAAGACATTGTATCTTTCCTAATTTATATGGTATATTTATAAGGAAAGGGCCCTAAGGCCCTGGATGCATATAGTTATTAAAATGCATTACTTAGTTGTTTTTTCCCAATACCCGTCTGGTCTTGTGGCAGCGTAGTCAGGATCATGCTGGTCTCCAAATATTTCCATTGTATTACCATCTAGATCTCGTAAGGCATAAACACAATAGTAAAGAGTGTTATTTTCGAGCGCAGTAATTTTATGCTTATGTTCTTTTCGGATAACTATAAATGTTGGAGCAGTGAATTCTTTAGCAGGATTGTCTTTAATCTGAACACTTACTTTTCCAGATACTAGTAAAGTTACGTGATCAAATTTATGTTCATGACCTTCAAATGCTTCTCCAGCGTGTTCAAGTACATTCTGTTTGACCCAGATGTTCCCAAAATAACCAAGCTCAAATGTTTTCATGCATTTGCGATAGGTGTTACCATATCATCGTTAAAGTACAAGCTTTGATCTGTCGTGTACCAGGTACACGTATCTTCATTGAAGAGAAAGTCAGGGTGAGGTTTCGGAGGAATGAATGCATCTCTAACTGCATCGTACGTATAACCAATACCAGCGTAGTTTTTACGAAACGGGGTACCACCTTTATCATGAGCTCCCATATAAGTATTATAACTTGTACGTCTACAAGTTTGACCACGGAATTCTCCGTACCATTGCTCCCAATCGATACCATCTTCACCTTCGTCTTTACCAACAATAACTTCAGTAACAATATTGTTTAAATCTAAAAATGCATAATGCGCCATAATTATTCCTTAAAAAGTAATAGTACCAGTTCCAGCGGTAAATTTATATACCCTATAACCAGAACGAGAAGGTTGACTATAAGTTAAACCTCCTCCAATAGAAGAAATAGCTGGATACGTATCCGGGTAAGCAATTATAACAACCCCAGAACCGCCGTTCCAGCCAGCACTGACAGCGTTAGAACTTCTTGAGCCGCCCCCGCCATTTCCTGAATTTGCAGTAGCGTCACTGCTAACTGTATTAGACCAATAAGCCTGACCTCCAGCCGCATAAGTTACAGATGAACCAGTAATTGATGAAGCTGCTCCAGCACCTCCAAGTCCTCCCCCTGATACCCCCGTATCCACATTGGATACAGATGTACCAACAGCACCAGCACCGCCTCCTCCTCCCGCCACCCAACCATAATATGAACTAGCAGTTGCTGAACCTCCCGTGTTACCTTGTCCAGATGTTGCAGAACCGCCAGTTGCGGTTCCTGTATAACCAGAGCCAAGCGATCCACCTCCTCCAGAACCACCGCTTAATCCGTTGGTAAGTGCATAAGCGCCGCCTCCACCTCCGCCGCCAATTGCAGTTAGTCCTGTAATAAGCGAATTACTTCCAGATGAAGCACTAGCTGTTCCTTGTGTATTTCCCCCTCCACCCGCTCCAACCGTAAGAGTGTAGGACCCAGAGAATACCGTTGCACCTGATAACATACCTCCAGCACCACCTCCGCCTCCAGAACCGCCACCGCCCCCAGCAACAATTAAATATTCCATGTACGGATTACTAGGTGTTGCACTGTTACTTGCCGTACTTGATCGACCAGTACCGAAAGCATTAATAGCTGCTACTGTAAAAGTATACGCCGTACCGTTCGATAATCCGCTGACTGTAATTGGGGAACTTGATCCGGTACCTGTAAAACCACCAGGTGATGAAGTTATAATATACCCCGTGATAGCGCTACCTCCAATATTAGATGGAGCTGTAAACGTTACAGATGCAGACCCGTTTCCTGCAGAAGCAGTGCCAATGGTGGGTGCACCAGGAGTAAGAATATTTGTCCAGGTATTAGCTTTTACTGCTAGAGTATGTTGCTTGCGAGTCCAAATTCCAGTATAGATAGGCATTTATTAACCTTCAATTCCAAGAGACATTACCGGTCCCTGCTGTAATTGTTGTGACACTGTAAGACCCATCAGATGTAGTAGACCCTGTTAGACCAGATCCAATTGTAATTGTATATGAGTTAGGATATCTAAGAATAACAATACCAGAACCTCCTGCGCCACCTCTACCAGGCCATCCTGAACTACTTTCAGGGTATTGAGATGCCCCTCCCCCGCCTCCGCCAGTATTAGTAGTCCCAGCTACTCCATAGAAGTTGGAAGTACCAGATAATGATTTTCCACCATTACCACCACCACCGTTACCCCCTGTTCCAAACGACAAGCCTCCACCGGTAAAGTTAGTAGCTGCACCTCCGCCTCCACCTGCATAATATACGGAAGTACCAGTAATAGCAATTGCTTTACCAACACCCCCGTTACCACCCACCATATTATCGCCATTGGTACCAGTACCTGTAGCACCTACCCCACCTGCACCTCCACCCCCGCCTCCGGCGCCTTGAGCATAACCGGAAAGTGTTACAGCTCCTGTACCACCGGTGTATCCTTCATCCGCTACTGGAGTTCCTGGAGTGTTCTCATATCCATTAGCACCACCGGAGGAACCACCGTTCTTTCTTGAAGGGGGCGAAGCTGTACCATAGCAGGAAATAGCTCCACCTCCGCCTCCTCCTGTGGTACTAATAGTTGAAAATACTGACCCTGATCCTGGATTACCGTGTTGAGGAGCCCCAGCAGTCGTAGATGCACCCCCAGCGCCAATAGTTACAGTGTAATTAGTAGCCAGTGATACTGTAATCTTACTTAATTGAGAACCGCTTGGACCACCACCAACAGCATATGAAGATTTGAGTCCTCCAGCCCCTCCTCCGCCTCCAGCGCGGTTACCCTGCATACCTCCAGCCCCTCCACCTGCAACTACGAGGAAATCTATTAATGGAGGAGATGATGGGGATGCACTATTAGAAGCAGCACTTGCAATGCTTGTACCAAAAGCATTAGTAGCTGTAACTTTGAATGTGTAAGCCGTACCGTTCGATAATCCGCTGACTGTAATTGGAGAACTTGATCCGGTACCTGTAATGCTTCCAGGGGTAGAGGTGGCAGTATAACCTGTAATAGCACCCACACCTATATCAGCAGGAGCCGTAAACGCTACAGATGCAGAGGAATCACCAGCCGTAGCGGTACCAATTGTAGGTGCATCAGGTACTTTTAACCCGTTATAGGTAGCGGTAATAAACCCGCCCTGGTAGCGTTTGGACATCTTCTACCTAATTAGGAGATTACTTCATATGAGGTAAAAATTTGAATTGCGCTTGCGGAATTAGCAACAGCCTTAATACTGGTATCTTCTTCCATATAAAAACCAGTCGATTTATCAGTAACTATAACAGAAGCACCAGCAGGGACAGATACTTGAGATATTAAAAAAGTAGCAGAACCAGTTCCGGCTGCAGATCTATTATATTCTACGTTAGCAGTTACAGCAGTTGCACTGTAATTAGAAAGAACAATATTATTAATTTTAATACAGTTACCAGAGCTTGCAGCATTCACAAGAACTAAAGCATTAGAGGTAGTCAAAGTATTTCCAAAACTTTTACCTTGAATACTAGTTACATTGACAATATTTGGGATAGCCATTTAAAAATTCCTTGAAAACATTTTAATTATTTATCCACCAAAAACTATTGCCATCGCTATTGATTTACCAGTTGTAACCCCTGGAACAGTAGCAACGTTAGAGGCAGAAGTAATTCTACCGTAAGCATCGACAGTAATGGTTGGAATCAAAGTAGCATTACCGTAAGTAGCAGCAGCGACCCCGGAAGTAGCTAGTCTAGTTGCACTTAAGGTTCCGGTGCTAAAATTAGTTACATTAGATGCATAAGATACAGTAGCTAATTCTGAACCTCCTGCAGTAGATCCATCATGAACCCGAATGGTGCTGTTACTGGTATTAACTGACAGCTCTCCGGCTGCCCCTGTAAAGCTGTTATTTTGCGCGGTAGTCCCGCGTCTAAGTTGTATTTGTGTTGGCATTATTTCTTCCCATTAATCATAATGTACCTAGATCAGTAATAAGGCTTCTTCCAGATGGCTCCATAAGGGTGTAAATCTTTTCAGTGCTGACCCCAAATGCGTCTAAAGAAGAAGTCAAATCTCCGTAGTCAAAGTTTCCTGCAGACCCTGGAAAAGTATATAAGGTGCTTGAAGAAAACCCTGTACTATCTTCTGCTTTAAAAACAACATTACCCCCGGTATCAGCTACCTGTAATGTTGCTCCTGTACTCTGTAAAACAACATCACCTAGATATACCGTGCCCCCAGATAAGTAAAGATCTTTAAACCTATTGGTAGGGCTACCTAAAGCTTGAATATTATTACCACTTGGTATAATATTACCTGTACTTAATAATGCGGTATTTACTCTTGCATTAGTAAAATATAAATTGGTTAATTCTGCAACGTTGGCTGTCTTAAGATCGGCAACATTAGCTTTTAATACAACGTTAGCATTAGTAGCATACCCTAAAAGAGCAACATTAGAATCTCCATAAGTGCTACTACCACCTGTAATGGTAATGACTCCAGTACTATTATCATATGAACCAGAACCGGTAACACTTATTGCGGTACGAGCCCTTGCATTAGTAAAATATAAATTTCCGCTCTCTGGTACTATCGAAGTGTTTAGAGTCGATGTAGATAGCGCCCATGCATTGCCATTATAAGTCCATGATTTACCACTGAACGTATAGGTTGCATTTGCACTTGGCGAAGAAGGAAAATTTAAAGCCATATTTTTTCAAAAAAATTAGGGAGGTTTTTACTCACTCCCTGATATATTTATAACGAATTAAGGATGTGTCTTTTTGTAGGCTTCAAAATCAGCTTTTAATTCCTTAATGGCTTCCACCAATACCCCTACCACGTTATTGTATCTGATAACAAGGTAGCCGTTATCATCAGCAGAAACAATCTCAGGCAGTACTTCTTGAACTTCTTGAGCAATCAAACCAATTGCCTTACCGTTGCCTTCTTTCCAGTCAAAAGAAACACCTCTGAGAGCTCCAACTGTATCGAGTGCAGATGTAACGGTCTTAATATTCTTCTTCAATCTCTTATCAGAAGATGAATTCAAGTCAGTTGCTGTCAATTGACCTGTAGAAGGATTAAATGTCAACTTAGTACTTGATACCTTTGGCGCTGTATTGCCAGATGTACCCTGAGCAAGCATTGGGTAATAGGTAGCATTTGTAGCAGTATCATCAACAACAGTAGCAGTTGCAGCGGAAGCAGCACCGCCAGATGCATAACCTGAACTATTACCTGTACCACCATAAGTAGTAGCGATTACTGAACCCTGCCACGTACCAGTAGCAATAGTACCAACTGATGTCAAGCTAGATGCTGTAACTCCTGAACCTAAGGTTGAACCGCTTAGTACGCTAGTACCATTAATCTCATATACCTTACCAGTAGCAAGGTTAAGATCTTGATTAGATGTCCAAGATGTATTAGCATGTACATAGTTAAATGTAGCACTTGCACCATCAACGGTAATACCAGCACCATCGGCAGCCGCACTATTAGCAGCGCCCTTTGCAACTGTAATATTTTTATCAGCAACTTCAAGAGTTGAAGAAGATACTGTTGTGGTAGAACCGAGAACAATTAAGTTACCTGCAACAGTTAATACCCCGCCAACATAACCTGCACCTGAAACAGATAGTGCAGCACCATTAACGTTACCAGTTGCTGTTAAAGTTGTAAGACCAACTGTCTGACCGGTTAGGGCAGAAGCAATCATTGCATTAGAGATTGCACCAGTTGAACCAGCAACTGACTCTACCAATGAACTAATAACGGTACCGGAAGCCTGTTCAACCCATTGGTTACTTGAACCATCGTTAAAGTACAAATATGTCTTACCGTCATCTTCATCAATCCAGACATCACCAATATTAGGTGATCCGGGAGCACTTGCAGATACGGTAACGTTGGCAATATTAGCAAAATCAAATACACCAGTACCGCTGTTATAAGAACCTTTTGTACCTGTTATAGATAAGGCAGCTCTTGCATTAGCATCGGTATAAGTTCCAGATGCAGAAATAACGCCATTGGCGGTATCGTATGTAATACCAGTACCGGCTGTTATAGATTGTCTAGATCTAGCATTAGTAAAATACAGATTAGTAACTTCAGCAACGTTAGCAGTCGTCAATACACCTGAAGATGTAATGGCCGCAGCTAATTGTGCATTAGATACAGCCCCTGTTGCACCTCCAACTGATGATACACCAGAAGTAATAGCAACGTTAGAAGCAGAAGTAATTCTACCATATACATCAACTGTAATAACTGGAATGTTTAATGTGCTACCGTAAGTTGTAGCTGTAACACCAGATTGCGCATTAGCAGCAAGCAATGTAGTCTGGTTAGCACCAAGCCCACTGATACCTGTACTGACTGGTAAACCTGTTGCATTAGTTAGTACTGCATAAGAAGGGGTACCAATGTTAGGTGTTACCAACGTTGGGCTTGTACCGAATACTAAACTACCAGAACCTGTTTCATCAGATACAGCAAATGCAAGCTTAGCACTTGTAGGATCTGCCAAGAACGTTGCAACGTTAGCTCCTAGACCACTAACACCAGTACTAATTGGCAAACCGGTTGCATTAGTTAATACAGCAGCAGAAGGAGTACCTAAATTAGGAGTTGTAAGTACTGGGTTTGTTGAGAATACAACATTACCTGTACCGGTCTCGTCAGAAATAACTCCTGCCAATTGCAAAGAGGTGGTAGAAGCAAATTGTGATAGACCGTTTGCAGTTTCTGCAAGTCCTGTAACAGCGCCAGTTCTTCCATTAACAGCTGTAACTTTAGCAGCTGTATAGGTTGTACCAATTTCAGTACCATTCCATACACCAGTAGTAATAGTTCCAACAGATGTTAAGTTAGAATTAACAACGGTTGGGCCAAGTCCAGTTCTACTTAAAACTTGTCCGTTATTTACTTTAAATACTTTATTGGCAGCTAGATCTATATCCTGGCTAGAAGTAAATGAACCATTGGTAGCATGTACGTAATTGAAGGTTGCATTAGCGCCTTCAATTGTGATACCGGCACCATCGGCGGCCAAGCTATTAGCAGCTCCTTTGGCAATTGTAATATTCTTATCTGCAACTTCAAGCGTTGTAGAAGACACAGTTGTTGTAGTACCTTGAATAAACAAGTTACCTGCAACAAACAAATTATTTCTAATATTTGTATTACCAGTACCTGCAGAAGAACCAATATTAACCGATGTACCTGCACCGGCAAAATTAACTGTGGTTGCAGTAGTCTCGACCAGATCAAAAGATCCGCTAGGTGTAGTTAATGATGTAGTAATTGCAGGGCTTGTACCAAATACCAATGCACCTGTACCGGTCTCATCAGTAATTAAAGCTGCTAAGTTAGCACTTGTTGGTGTTTGACCTAAGAACGTTGCAACACCTGTACCAAGACCGCTGATACCAGTACTAACAGGCAATCCAGTAGCATTAGTCAGTGTGGCTGCAGAAGGTGTACCAAGGTTAGGAGTAACCATAACTGGTGAGTTAGAGAACAGAATATTACCTGTTCCTGTTTCATCAGTGACTGCGGCTGCAAGGTTGGCACTCGATGGAGTAGCCAAGAATGTTGCAACACCAGAACCAAGACCAGAAATACCTGTTGATACAGGAAGACCGGTAGCGTTGGTTAATACTGCGTAAGAAGCTGTACCAATGTTAGGTGTAATGAGTACAGGGCTATCAGAGAATACTAAAGAGCCAGAACCTGTCTCATCAGAAACAAGGGTTCTAATTTCGGCAGAAGTTGTAGAGGCAAATTGCGCTAAGGAGTTAGCAGTCGTAGCAAAACCAGTTGCATTACCTGTCTGACCGTTAACAGAAAGAACACCGGTGTTAGTAATAACAGGTGTTGAGCCTTCACCAGTTGCCGTACCTACTGTAATACCATTACCAGCAGTCATTGAGGCAACATACGCGCCAGTAGTATCTCTACCTAGAGTGACTGAATCTGGTTGAATACTTGCTGCGAAAGAACCCCCATCGGCAGTGCTGATTGTAAAAGTATTACCGGAAGCGACAAAATTGGTTACACCAGCCACGTTAACGTTAGCGGCAGAAGTAATTCTACCATAAGCATCAACGGTAATAACTGGTACCTTAGATGCACCACCGTATGTGTTAGCTGTAACACCAGAAGCGCTTAATGCAACGTTACCAGTTGCAGAACTATAGGTAATTGGACCACCAGCGGCAGCATCTATGGATGCTCTTGCCCTAGATGTGGTGAAGTATAAATTAGCGCCTTCAGCAACATTACCTGTTGTCAGTACACCAGAACTTGTAATACCAGACGCCAATTGAGCATTGGATACAGCGCCGGTTGCACCACCAACGGAAGTAACACCACCGGTAATTGTAATAACTCCGGTAGAATTATCATAAGAACCAGCACCTGCAACTGAAATTGCAGCCCTAGATCTTGCATTAGTAAAATAAAGGTTGGTACCTTCTGTTACTGTGGTTGTGGTTAATGAAGCTGATTGAAGAGCCCATGCAGAACCATTATAAACCCATGTTTTTCCACCAAAGGAATAGGAGTCATTTAGAGCTGGGCTTGAGGGAAAATTTAAAGTTGGCATTCTTATTCCTAGTGTTGGAAAATATAGTTATTGGTTTATTTATAGTTACTGAGACCGTTAAATCTCTACCCATTGGTAACTTGTACCATCATTTACAAAAAGATATGCAATTGCATTACCAGCTTCAATCCACTTATCTCCAATATAAGGGTCAGCGGGAGCAGTCAGAGATACGGTTACGTTGGCAGCGTTAATCGATATAATACCGGTAGCGCTATCATAGGAACCTTTACCATTTACATTACCAGTTGCAATAGAGATTGAAGCTCGTGATCTCGCATTGGTAAAGTATAAATTTGTTAATTCATTAATATTGGCTGTAGTTAGTAGCCCAGAAGAGGTAATACCTGCAGCTAACTGGA